TGACGCTCTGCGGGACCGTTGCGTTGTTTTGCAGGCCGGCGCTACGGAAATGGGTGGCCTGGTCGGGGACGTTGCGATTCCGCGGATTGATACCGTGTCAACCGCAACGTGGGTTGGCGAGGACACCGCGCATACACAAACGAACCCGGTTTTGGGGCAGATGGCCCTTACTCCGCGGCAGGTCGGCGCATATTCGGACATTTCAAAAAAACTGTTGGCGCAGTCCACGCCGGCCGCCGATATGATCGTCCAGAATGACCTTGCGCTGGCCCTGGCAACGGCCATTGACCGCGCCGCGTTCCACGGCACCGGGACGCTGCAGCCGTTGGGCATTGCCGGCGCCACGGGCACCGGCATTACCGGCGTTTCAGCGTCCTATACCGGCGCCACAGACGGCGCCTCGCCGACGTATGCCCATTTGGTCGGCGTCGAGTCGGCGCTTGCGGGCGCCAACGGTGACGTTGGCAAAACGGCGTGGATTACCAACGCGTCGGTTCGCGGCAAGTTGCGGCAGATTTTCACCAACGCCACGTATGGAAGCCAGCCGTTGTTTACCAACGTTGCCGGTTCGCCTGGTGAGGGTGAAATCCTGGGATACCGTTGTTTGGTGACTAACCAAGTCGCCAATAACGTTACGCGTGGAGCGTCAACGTCAATTTGTTCTTTCGCGTTCCTGGGTGATTGGTCGGCGCTGGTTGTCGGTATGTGGACCGGCGTAGATTTGCTGGTTGATCCCTATTCGCTTTCCACGCGTGGCCAGGTGCGGGTTGTGGCCATTCAGTTGGCTGACGTTAACCTGCGGCAGGCCGGCGCTATGGCGTTCCTGGGTGGTATCCTGACCACGTAGGCGGCGCGTCGGGTGTATCGGGTGGGCGCCGGCCGGGCAATCTGGCGGCCGGCGCCTAAGTTGAAAACGGCGGTCAACGCGAGCTGTTGCTTTTTCGTGATAGTTGCTGCCGGCGGCAGGCCGGCGGCGGTGAAAGGTGGGGGTTGTGGCAAACGTTTTTGTTGTGATAACCGCGGGCGTCCAGGCGGCCGGCAAAAGTTGGGCGGCCGGCGATCTGGTCGAAGTGTCCCAAAATGACGCCAATATTTTGTTAGGCGTCCGCCGGGCCGTTTTGGCGACACCGGAGGAAATCGCGTTGGCGGCCGGCGTATTGCCGGACGTTGACCCGGAAGTTACCGCCGATCCGGTGAAACCGAAACGCGGACGGCCGGCCCGTGCCGATTGAAACCGCCGCGGACCGGATGGCGGCCCTAAAGTGGGCCGGCCAGTTGGTAACGCTGGACCGCGTGGCCACGCCGGCGCCGGGGGAAACCGTGCCGGTGGGCGGGCCGCCGCTGGTCAACGCCTGGACCGCGTGGGCCGTATTTGACCGGCAATTTGTGGCCGTGTTAGGCGTCGAATCCTACCGGCCAACGCTGACGTTGCGCGAAACGGACGCGTATTTGGTCGGGCATAACGGGGCGGCGGCGTATCTGGCCGAACGGGCGACCGTAGCGGCCACGGAAACGCTGGCCGGGACGTTTACGGTGTTAGGGATCGAACGGGACGGGACGGGTCTGGCCCTAATGATTTTGGAGGCGTCCGCGTAATGGCGCAAAATGGTGGTTTTTCGATCCGGCTCAAAACCGACTTCGCGGTTACGCGCCGCGAATTGGAACGGATTGAGCGGGTCCATATCCCCAAAGCCAAAGCGGCGGCGTTTGCGCGGGCCGGAAATGCCGCGTTGTCGGCGGCGTCAACGGAATTGGCAATGGTGGCCGGCGTCCCTAAGTGGATGATTCGGGGCGTCGGCGGCGGAGCCGGCGCGAAATCGTCCGGCGCCAGGCTACGGCGCACCAATTATATCCCGCGAATCGACGGGATTATTCTGGTCCTGTTGCACCGGCATATAAATCCGGCCGGCAACGTCCGAAAGGAAAACCGCGTAACCACGATGGCCCGCGGCGGCGGCGTTCGCGTGGCGGCGGTTGGTAAGGCGTACCCAAACGCGTTTCATCGGCCCGGCCCGGCCGGCGGCGCGGTCTTTACGCGGATCGGCACCGGGCCGGGGCGCGGCCTGAAAATGGAAACGCTGGCAATGGACCCGTGGGCGGAAAAATTGGTCCGGCGGACGGCCGGCGTGGTGGTCCCGCGGGTTTTCGCGGAACGCTTTGAACATGAAATGCGGCGCCGCATTAAGTAGCGCGGGGGGTTGCGGGTAATGGCCCACGCCAGGGAAACGATCCGGAAGGCCGTGGTAACCGCGGTTACCGGGTTAACGTCCACGGGTTCGCGGGTGACCTGCGGCGTGGCGCATGACCGGCCGTTGGCGTCCCTGCCGGCCCTGGTGGTTGAGGTGGCCACGGACGGCGGGGAAACGGTATCGGCCGAAATGGAAAACGAATTCGGCGCCGTCCATATCCGCCGCCTGCCGGTGACCATAACCGCAATGGTATACGGCGGGACAACGTATTTGGACGCGCTCGATTTGATTTGCTTAGAAGTCGAAACGGCTATTCATGCGGCCACGGCGCTAACGGCAATGGTCAAACGGATCGGCCTGGAATCAACGGAAATATCAATGTCCGGGGAGGGCGAAACGCCGGTGGCGGTGGCCGTCCAACGGTGGGCGGTCCTTTATGCAGTTGACGAAACGGCGCCGTCCGCGGCGCTAACCTAACGGGGGTTCCAAAATGGCGATTGTGCGGGGCAAGTTGGCGCGGGTTTTGATCGGTTCCACGCCGGCGGTTGTCGGGCATCTGGTCGGAAAAATCGACTACGAAGTTTCCGATACGTTGATCGAAACGACGGCGTATGATTCGACCACGCGGACATATGTGCCGGCCGATTTGAAAACGGCCACGTTGTCCATTGAGGCGCAATTCGATGCCGCGGACGCGCCGCAGGACGCGTTGCGGACCGCAATGGTGGCGGGTGCCGTGGCCCTGGTCCCGGTGACGATTTACCCGGAGGGTTCCACGGCCGGCCTGGTGAAATTTTCCGGGTCGATGGCGCTCAAAAGTTTGAAAGTCCTTTCCGCGGACGTTGAGGGGATAACCACGATGGCGGCCACGTTTGAAGGGGCGCCGCTGGTCGAGGCTACGGTATGACAGCAATTGGCCTGTTGCCGTTTACGTTTGATTTCCAGGACGGGAGCGGGCCGCTCACGTTTTACGCTAGGCGTATGTCGGCCCGCGAACGGATGCAGGTCGAGGCTGTCCGCCAAACGCGAATGGTGGCCGGCCCGGACGGTAAGGCGGTCGAGGTTATCGCCAATCCAACGGAAGTTGTCACAACGGCGTTTATCATCCGGGCGCGTGATTCCATCGGGGGCCGGCTGTTTTTCCAGCCGGCGGACGCGGCCCGCGTTTGGGATTTGTACAATCCCGAAGTGATTACCGCCGCGGTGGTGGCCCTTAACGCGCTGGACAATGAACCGGGAAACGGATAACGGACGCGGGTATGGCGGAGTTGTTCGCTATTGCGCACCGGTTGGGAAAAACGGTGGCGGAAATGCAGGACGTACCCGCGTCCGAAATCGACGGCTGGCGCGAGTATTTCGCGGGGGTTGACGGGTCCGCCGTAGCGGGCGCGGACGATTGGCGGGCCGGCCTGGCGGCTGGTGGTGACAACCGGAGGGGGGCGCGGCGTGTCGGTTAACCCGGCAAAAATCATAATCGGGGCGAAAGACGAAACCGCGGGCGCGTTCCGATCCGTCGAAACGGGCCTAAAGGGTATCGAAAAAACCGCCGGCGGCGTCGGGAAATTGTTGGCAAACCTGGCCGGCCCGTTGTCGGTCGCCGGCCTGGTTATGGTCGGCAAGGCGGCGCTCGATTCCGGGGACCAAATCAAAACGTTGTCGGATAAGTTGGGCGTTGGCGCCGTTGCGCTTTCGCAATACCGGTATATTGCCGGCCAGACGGGAACCGATTTTGAGACGTTGGGCAAGGGCCTTAAATTTTCCATGAAAGCCGTTTCCGAGGCGGCCAATGGTAATGATTCCCTGGCGGCGCGGTTTAACGATATTGGCCTATCAGTAAAACAATTGAGGGCGCTTAACCCGCAGGACGCGTTCGAGAAAATCGGCGCCGCAATCGCGGAATTGCCGAACGAATCGGACCGCGCCGCGTTCGCAATGGCCATTTTAGGCAAGGCCGGCGCCGATTTGATTCCGGTTTTCGCCGGCGGTGCCGGTGCGCTGGCGGCCATGCGGGCCGAATCCGACCGGTTGGGCCTGACGTTGACCGATGAAGCGGCCGCGGCGTGCGATTCCGCGAACGATGCCGCCACGGCGTTACAGCAAACGCTTTCGGCCGCGGCCACCACTATCATGGTTGAGGTGGCGCCGGCGCTTACAGAGGCGGCCATTGCGTTGCAACCGGTGGCCAAAGGATTGGGGACGTTAGCGGGGTTTTTCAAGCTATTCCAGCGGCCGAATAAAGTGGCGTTTTTGGGCGGGATTACCGAAACGTCCGCGGCTTATAAGGAATGGCTAGAAATCTACTATTCCAAAGGGCCAGAGGCCGGGGACGATTTCATAACGCGCTATAACGTCGGCGTCCAGGCGGCCCGTGACCGAACGTGGCAGTTGGTAACCGGAACGCAAGCGTATACGGTTTCCGCGGGGGGCGCGGAAAAGGCGACCGCGGCGCAAACGCTGGAATTGCGCCGGCTGGCCGCGGCGACCGCGGACGGCGTATCGGAGGCGCAAAAGGCGGCGGCCGACGCGGATAAGGCGGCCCAAAAAACCGCGGCCGCTGCGGCGGCCAAAGCGGCAGAGTCGAAAGCGGCGGACGATTTGGCGGCGTCCCTGGCCCGGCTGGCCGTGGCGCGGGAATTGGCCGATTTCCAAACGCGGATAGCCGGGGACCAGGAAACCGCC